TCGCTGATCGAACGTTCATATACTCTGAAAGAGCTGTTTCGCAACGGTTCTCAAGAGTACTTGAACGCCCAGTTTGGCTGGGCTCCCATAATGAGGGATGTCCAAGCTTTAGCTGGGGTCGTGCTTGAAACTCGCGCTGCTTTACAGCAGTACGAGCGAGAGCTCGACAGGTTGGTTCGTCGTCGCTACCAGTTTGACACGGATATAAGTACCGTGGAGCAGTTGTCAAAACCTGTTTCCACGTCCTCGTACGAGCTAACGACCGGCACCCCTTACGGGGGCAAGTCGTACTTTGGTACGAGGTCTATGACTTATACCCCAGTCGAGATTACAAGAACAGTGACCAAAAGTTACTTCAGTGGCGCTTTCCGGATTTACGATCCGGAGCTCCCCTATCTTGATCAACGTCTCGCAGAGTTCGAGTCTAACGCGAATGCCTTGTTGGGCACTCGACTCGACCCTGAGGTTCTTTGGAACCTGCAACCGTGGAGTTGGCTAGCCGATTACGCGTTCAATTTTGGCGATGTTCTTGCCAATATATCGTCGTGGTCGGATGGCATTGTGATGCAATACGGCTATCTTATGCGGGAAACGCGCTCCGAAAAGGAGATTACGTTCCCACTTGGTCTTTGGCGCCGCACAGGTACAACAACCTGGGCTAAAGCGTCCGAACCTCTACAGATAGTTGTCGGCGCGCATGTTAAATCGCGCGTCGCCGCTTCACCCTTCGGGTTTGGCATCAACCCTGATTCTTTCTCAGAGTCACAATGGGCCATTCTACTAGCTCTTGGGCTTTCCAAGGGCCTTAAGTAAGCTTGCTCAAAAGGCGAGCTATTAACCTACTGTTAGGAATTATGCCATGGCACTCGCAGATCCAGTCGCAATCACCGTAGGTGGTGTCGCTCTTTCGCTCCCGAAAACGGGGACGCTCGAGCACGGCGCTACTTACACCAAGGACGACAACACGGTTCTCGTGCGCGTCAATCATATCCCTGCGAAGAACTCGCTGGGTACGACGAAGCGTACACTTGAACTGGATGTTGTGAAGACTGCTGCCGATCCGCTCAACGCGAGCGTGAACGTACAGAAGACCTTCAAGTTCTTCCTCAACGCCGTTGAGCCCGCTGTGGGCTTCACGATCGCTGATAAGAAGGATATTGCCCAGGCTCTTATGACCTGGGTCAATGCATCGTCCGGTGCAAATCTCACCAAGTGGCTTGGCGGAGAGAGCTAAACAAGCTCTCTCTGCTGGGTCACTCGACAAGTGATCTGCTAAATGCAAAACATGGCTATGGATTGACTCACCTGGAAGGGGAGCCATGAAAAGCCTTATGTTGTTCCTACAGCCGCTGCTGGCTGACGCCGGCAGCATATGTCACACAAGCACCCAACTGGATTATGAATACATCCAGTCGCGGTACGAACACGAGGGTATGTCGTTTCTGACAATATCCCTACCCGCTTTCGCCGACGACCTTCACAGGTCGCTGGCTAACGAGTGTGTAGACCCCTCCGCGTTTCCCGGTTTCGGGCGACGTGGTCAGCTCCCCAGATTTCTAGGTGGGCTGTTGGATCAGGTGTTCGACCGCTGGAGTGGGCGATTGCTCGACGAGCCCAATATCGCGGCGATTCAAGCCTTGCGCCAGGTAACAATGGCGTTTGGCAAGATCAAATTGGAGTGTTCAGATGAACGAATCCAGGCCGCGCTACAGGCGTACATCGAGTGTGAACGGAACGTCCGTGCTGGTGATCGCGCTCGTAGCCTTGATACTATCTTGGACTACAGGCGTATGGCTCATCTCCTCTGGAGAAGCCTCAATTCCCGTCTCGATCGAAGGATCTACAACGGAGAATTGATCCCAGCTCATGGTCCCGGGGCAACTGCCGATCGTAAGAAAGGCAATAAGAAGTACGTCTTTAATGAGTACTCCACCCGATTGGATGCAGTGTTTCCTTACGGTGAACACTGTCTTCCTTCGTGGTCACTTTGGTGGCACACGAACCATGTGGACTTCCGTGAACCCGGCAATGAACGGCCCGTAAGGGTGATTCATGTGCCTAAAACGCTGAAGACGCCCCGCATCAT